GAGGATTTCGACGTCGACCGCGAGACGGCCGAGGCCGAGGCGCAGGGCGAGCCGCTGTCGTCTATCTTCGGCGACGTGGAGCGCGGCGGACTCTCCGTATCGAAGAACGGGAACGGCGACGCAAGCGACGACAACGACGTCGTGCCGCGTCCCGGAATGATGGCGAGCGGTGCCTGACAGCCCGATCCTTGGGCGCGCGCTCACGGCGGCGGAGCGCGCGATGCGTCAGGCCATCCTGCGCGCCGTGTACCTGGAGCGCCTGAAGGAGCAGCACTCGCGCGAGTTGCTGGCGTTCCTGAACGGTGAGCTGTTTCCCGAGCTGACCGAGCGGCTGGCGACGCGCCTGGAGCGGGCAGCCTCGCGCGGGTACGACCGTGGTCCCGTCACGACGCAGCGGTTCAAGAACGTCGTGGACGGCGTGCGCGAGACGTTGGCGGTCGGGAAGCAGCGCCTGCTGGAAATGTCGAAGGGGCAACTGTCGGCCGTAGCAGTCGCGGAGGCGAGAGCCCAGGTGTCCATCTTGAACCGTGAGACGAAGCGCTTCGGCGTGGAGTTCGACATGCCGCCGTCGTCCGTGCTGCGCGAGCTGGTCACGTCGAAGCAGGTGCTCGGGCGCAGCGTGAACGAGTGGCTGGACGGAATCCGCAGGTCGGCATCACGCGACGTGCTGGAACAGCTTCGCTTAGGCATCGCGCAGGGCGAGAGCACGGACGAGATGGTGCGTCGCGTGCGCGGCACGATCGACGCGAACTACGAGGACGGCGTCTTCGAGAAGGTCCGCAGGCAAGTGGTGGCCCTCGTGCGCACGTCCACGAACTTCGTGACGAATCACGCGCGGGAGGCAACGTTCGCGGAGAACGACGACATCGTGAAGGGCGTCAAGATGGTCGCTGTGCTAGACACGCGGACGAGCGCGATCTGCCAGGCCATCGACGGTCAGGTGTTCCCGGTCGGCGAAGGACCGCGTCCGCCGTTCCACCCGAACTGCCGGACGCAGGAGGTGCCTGTCCTAAAGAGCTGGAAAGAGCTGGGCCTCGGCGACAGGGTTAGAGAGGGCGACGAGCGGCTGATCTTGCGCGAGTCGATGGACGGCGAGGTACCTGGCGACGTGACGTACGAGGAGTGGCTGCGCGACCAGCCGGCCGATGTCCAGGACGAGGTGCTAGGTCCGACGCGCGCGTCCATGTGGCGCAGCGGCGAGGTGGCGAACGTGCGGCAGTTCGTCGACGATCGCGGGCGGCCGATGACGCTGGACGAGCTGGACGAGAAGCTGCACGGATCGTCGTCGCCGGCTTGACTGCCGATAGTTCCAAGTTCACGCTTGATTACCTGAAATAAGTCGATCGCCTGGACGCGAAGCTGGAGCGCAAGAGCTAACGTGGATGTCGACAGGAGTAGCAGATGGCACTGAGACCGTTCGTGACAGAGGAGGAGCTGGCGAAGCTGCCGGACGTCCTGCGGGCCGAGTACGCGAAGGACGAGAAGGCGGGTAGGTACCTACTCCAGGTGACGCCGTCGAACGGCTGGGCACTGGAGGACGTGACGGGCTTGAAGGAGACGTTGTCCGACCGGATGGCGCGGCACAAGGACGCGGCGGCGAAGCTCGCGGCCTACGGCGACATCACGCCGGAGCAGGCGCGGCACGCCGTCGAGCAGCTTGGCAAGCTGGGCGACCTGACCGACAAGGAGAAGATCGATAGCCGCCTGAAGGCGGAGCGTGAGCAGCTCGCGTCGAAGTACGAGGCCGAGCTGAAGAAGCGCGAGGCCGAGTCGTCCACGCTGCTGAAGGAGGTCGAGCGCGTCCTGGTCGACAGCGAGGTGGCCAGGATCTTGGCAAAGCCGGAGGTCCGTGGTAGCTTCCCGCTGCTGATCGGGCCGATCCGCAGCCAGGTGCGAGTCGAGCGCGGCGAGGGCGGGCAGTTCCGCGTCGTGGTCCTCGACAAGAACGGCAACCCGGCGATCTCTCGCAAGGCCAACTCGAACGGGCCGATGGACCTGGAAGAGCACGTGCTCTCGCTGAAGGAGCACGCGGACTTCCAGCGAGCGTTCGAGGCACAGGGTTCCACGGGCAGTGGCGCCTCCGGGACGGGAAGCAGGAACGGTACCACCAACGTCGTCGACCCGAAGCTGCCGGCGGTGGAGCGGCTGAAGCTCCTGCGCGCTAAGCAAGGGTCCTGAACCCGAGGAGGAGCCCAGATGGCTCTGACGCTGCTCGAAGCCGCCAAGCAGATGCGCGGCGAGGACGTCCGCGCGACGATCATCGAAATCTTCGCGTCCGCGACGGACCTGCTCAGCGTGATGCCCTTCGTCGACATCCAGGGCAACGCGCTGCGCTACAACACGGAGAACACCCTACCCGGCGTAGCCTTTCGCGGGTTGAACGAGGGCTACACGGAATCGACCGGGGTCATCAACCCGCAGGTCGAGAGCCTCACGATCGCCGGCGGCGACCTGGACGTGGACACGTTCATCACGCGGACGATGGGGGCGGACCAGCGAGGCGCGCACGAGGCGATGAAGCTCAAGGCGCTGTCGCACACGTGGTCGCACAAGTTCATCAAGGGCGACTCGACGACATCGCAGAAGGAGTTCGACGGGCTCCAGAAGCGGCTGACCGGGACGCAGCTCGTGTCGAACGGCTCGACGTCTGGCGGCGACCCGCTGTCGCTGCTGAACCTAGATGCCGCGATCGACGCGACGGACAGCCCGACGCATCTGCTGATGAACAAGACGATGCGCCGCCGGCTGACGGTGGCGTCCCGCACCACGACCGTTGGCGGACAGATCGACTTCACGGTCGACCAGTTCGGACGACGCCTGACGATGTACAACGGCCTACCGATCCTCGTCGCGGACGGCAACGGCGACCTGTTCGCCACGCTGGCGTTCGACGAGGCCGGCGCCGGCGGTGGTACGACCGCGACGTCGATCTACGTCCTGTCGCTCGGCGACGGGATGCTGACCGGGCTCCAGAACGGAGCGCCCGACGTGCGAGACCTCGGCGAGCTGGACACGAAGCCCGTCGCGCGCACGCGCATCGAGTGGTACTCGGGCATGGCCCTTTTCCATCCGCGGGCGGCCACTCGCCTGTACGGGATCAGCAACGCCGCGGTCGTGGCCTAGGAGGTGCAGACGTGACCGCTTCCATCGAACGCAACTACATCGTCGACACGCTCCTGCTCCTGCACGACGGCACGATCGTCGCGGCGGACGGGGCCAGCACGGCCACGCTCGACCTCGGCACCGGCGAGGTGCGCGGCGACGTGGTGATCGACGTCTCGGCCGTCGAGGTCGCCAGCGGCGACGAGCTGTACAACGTCGTGCTGGAGCTGTCGAACTCCGCGACGCACGCCTCGGGTGTGGTCGCAGCGCAGGCGATGGCCTTCGGCAACGTCGGCGTCGCCAACACGCTGCTCGCCAACGCCTCAGCCGACACGGGGACCGGCCGCTTCGTGTTGCCGTTCTCGAACGTGTACGCCGGAACGGCGTACCGCTATCTCCGCGCCTACTTCCAGGTGCAGGGGACGATCGCGACGGGCATCGCTGCCAAGATGTACGTCACGAAGCATCGGTGAGGTGACGCATGGCCAGGCTCAAAGTATCGGACGCACGGATCGAACTCTCGTGGCTCGACTGGCGCGGTCGCGTGCCTGTGTGGGTGCGCGCAGATAACCGCTGGAAGTGGCTGTTCCCTGTCGATGCCCGCGAGGTCGTCGGCATGGGCTTCGGCCAGTTCGAGTCACCGGACGATGACCACCCGCGGCCACAGCCTGGCTCCCCGCCTCAGCGCATGTCGGACCTCACCTCGGACGACGAGCAAGGGTGACCGGAGACGGCACCCAGGCAACGACTCTCTCTCCTCTCCTCCTTCTTGTTGTTGTTGACCGAGCCGCGCGTCGCTCCTGACGACGCGCGGCTCGGGCTGGAGCATAAGACGTGAGCTTCGTGGTCGAGGACGGCACGGGTCGCAGCGATTCGAACAGCTACGCGTCCGTCGCGTACGCGACGACGTACCACGATGACCACGGCGACGACGCATCGTGGGACAGCGCGACGACGGCGCAAAAAGAGCGTGCCCTCAGGCTCGCCACGCAGTACTTGGACGCGAGGTATTCTGGCAGGTGGCCGGGATATCGGATCAACTCGACGATGTCGCTGTCGTGGCCGCGGAAGGATGTCGAAGACTCGGACGGGTACGCGGTCGACTCCGCATCCGTGCCCGTCGCTGTCAAGGAAGCGTGCGCCGAGCTGGCGCTGCGCGTCATCAAGGGCGACGTGCTCCTGGCAGACCAGGACGAGCCGCAGACATTGGCAGCAGAGAGCGTGACGGTCGGCCCGATCTCAGAGTCGAAGACGTACGCGTCGGCGAAGACGACCGTGCCGAGCTACCCGCTGGTGAGCAGGATCTTGTCGAAGTTGCTCGGCCCGCCCAACTCCATCCACGCGGGTTGACGTGGCCACGGCGGCGGGACTCCAGGCGACTGTGCTGCGGCTGATCGCTGCGTACGGCGCGCCAGCCACGTGGCGCTCGATCACGCGCAGCTACAGTTCGTCGACGCTCACTGCGACGGAGACGATCGTCAATCACGTCGTCACGATCGTGATGGGGCATCCGAAGGAGCGCGGATATCGCTCCGGCGAGACGAACACGTTGAAGGAGGACACGGACATCGCATACCTGGCGGCCAGCGGGCTGGCGTTCGAGCCCAAGGTGTCAGACCGCGTGGAGTTCGCCGGCGTGGAATGGACCGCGCTGCGGGTGACGGACGTGCGGTTCCAGGCGACGACGCTGGCCTACGAGGTCGAGGTTCGGAGGTAGCTGTGGTCGTTCTGCTCGGACAGTCCAACGCGGCGAGCGCGGCGAAGTTCGGTCGCGAGGTGCAGGCGAAGATGCGCGGCCTGTCAGTCGTCGGCGCGGCCACCGTGCAGCGTCGGCTTGCGCTGGCGTTCCTGAACGTCGTCATCCCCGGCACTCCTGTCGACACGGGTCGGGCTCGCGGCGGATGGCAGGTCGAGCTAGACCGCGTGCCTCGCGGCGAGAGCGGCGTACTCGACAAGACGGCGGGAGGGCGGTTCACGCGCGCGCGCGCGTCGCTCAGGCTCGGGGCGCTCCAACGAAACCCGAGGTTCACCGTCGTGTACGTCGCCAACAACGTGCCCTACATCGAGGTGCTCGATCGCGGTTACCACCGCGACCGATCTGGCAAGCTGCGTCAATGGTCGCGGCGCGGTCACGGTTTCTTCGAGCGCGGCCTTCGGTACCTTCGGTCCATGTTGAGGTCGTGACGTGGTGAACATCACGCCGGTCGTGGCCGACTCGGTGGCCAGGAAGGTGCGTCTCGCTACGTCCGGCGAGACGGTGGACCCTGCGTTCATCGCCGTCGCCACGACGTCGGTCCCGGGGCTGATGTCGACGGCCGACAAGACGAAGCTCGACGGCATCGCTGCCGCCGCCGAGGTCAACGCCGCCGGCAACCTTGCCGTCACCGCGAAGCACGGCCTCGGCCTCGGGCCGTGGAAGGACAAGAGCGGCGCGACGCTACAGTTCCGTCCCGTCGTGCGCGGCCGGCAGATCGCCGTGCCTACGTCTGGGGACGACGTCGTCGTGTCGTTCGAGCCGTCGCGGTTCCGGCCGCAGCCGGACCTGCCACGCCCGTACCGGGCGCGCGGCTCGTGGGTCGCCGGCGCGACCGTGGCGCCGACGACGCACGGCCTGGAGCTGGTCGTCAGCGACGTGACGGTCGACGCCTCGGGGCACTACACGAGCACGACGACCGACTTCGTCGACATGGGCGTCGTGGTCAACGCGACGCCCACGTTCGCCGGGTTCGCGCAGAGCACGAACAACGGCGTCAAGACGGTGACGGCCGTCACGCGGCACCAGATCACGGTCGCGGAGTCGACGGCGACGGAGTCGAGCCCGCCGGTCGGCGCGACGATCGCGAACCTCGACGAGCACCTGCACCCGTTTATGATGGCGACCGTGCTCGACTACGAGGGCTTCCCTCACGACCGGCACCAGCGGCTGGAGTCGAACCTGTCGAGCGGAACGAACTCGCGCCTGCGCGGCTACGAGGCCGGTGACTTCATCGCGGCCGGCGACGCGCTACGGCTGCGCAGGATTGTGTACGAGCAGTCGGCGCTGATGCAGAACGTCGGCTGGCCCGACGCCTTCGTCGAGCACGTGCTCGAACCGAACCCGCAGGTGACGGTCGCGAGCACGCGATACACGGGCGCGAATAGAATGCGGCTGTTGTCGGGCGAGATCGGCTTGACGTGGAGCGGGACGCGGCTCCTGCGCACGCGCGTCGAGCTGGTCGTTGATGGGGCGACGTCGTACTCGTGGAGCGCGCACTGGCGACTGTTCGGCTCGAACGGCGCGCTCGTGTGGGAGAAGGTCGCGAGCGGCGTAGGGTCGAGCTTCAACTGGGCACTGACGGACGCCGCGCTCCAGCTGCGCTGGCGCGTCGACCGCATCGCGAAGCTAGACGCCTACGACGACACGTACCAGGGCTCGAACCAGGGCGCGAACCTGCTGCGTCTGGACGTGCGCGAGCACTCGTTCCTGCCTGGAGGCGTCGGTGCCTGACTTCACGACGCTGACGGCCGAGACGGCGACCGTGGACCGCGCGCGCTGGTCGCGCTCGAAGCGGCACGCGCGGCTGTCGATCTGGACGCCGGACAACCCGGTCGGCGGCGGCAACGTCTCCGGCTACACGGCGCCGCCGTGGCCTGTGTGTTTCCACATCCACGGCGGGTCGCGGAACAATCCCAACGCGGTCGACCCCGGCACGGACGCGAACGTGCTCATGCTCGTCAACGAGCTGTCGTGCGCAGTCGTGTCGATCGACTACCCGCCGGGCGGCTTCTACGAGGCAGCGGCGCAGGAGCCGGACGCCGAGTTCTGGCCGGAGTCGATCCTGTCGACGCACGAGGCCGTGCAGTGGGCGCGCGAGCACGCGGCGGACGCGACGCTGCTGGGCAGCGCGTCGCGCTCGCTGACGACGGACCCGCAGCGCTCGATCATGGTCGGCGGGTCGAGCGGCGGCTGGGACGTGCTCCAGCTCCAGTACTCGCGCGACGGAGACTTGCCGTACTCGGGCGGCCCGGAGCGGCGCGGCGACGCGCGCTTCGGCGGGCGTTACGGCTCGCGCTGCAACTTCGTGCACGTCGCGCAGCCGCAGGCGCTCGCCTCGACGTTCTGCAAGTCGAAGCACGCGAGCCCCGCGCCGTCGAGCTACACGGTGAGCGGCGCGCACTCAGGCGGCGCGACGTCGATCACGGTGACGGGCGGCACGGGCCGGTTCCTCCGCGCGAACAGGATCAAGTTCAACGGCACGGGGCAGGAGTACGCGGTCACGACAGACTCGGCCTCGCCGGCGACGACGCTCGCGATCTACCCGAGCTTGCAGTCGGGCCTCTCGGGCGGAGAGACGGTCGACCTCCAGACGACGAACTTCGAGAAGTACGGCGATTACTCGTGGATGGGCGGCTATTTCTTCCGCCGCGGCGACGGGCGCGTGTGGCAACGCGACGTGACGAGCGCCGCCGGCGACGTCGAGTTCGACTGGCACTTGAAGCGCCAGGCCGACGTCGACGTGCTGCTGACGGCGGACAACCCGCGCGTGAAGGAGGTCGCGATCGTCCTGACCGGCAACAGCGCGGACAACCTGATCCGCTCGCACACGTCGACGGCGAACGAGTTCTCATTCCGCAAGCACGCGCCTGTGCCACACGGCACGCTCGCCTTCGGCGCGGTCGCGCCCGCGTTCATCAACCTTCACCAGGAGGTGTCGTCCTACCTGGTAGCGTTCGCGCTCGACGTGGCGGGCAACACGGCGGACGTCGCACTCTACGCCGGAAACGCGACGAGCAACCCGGACAGCGAGGTCGGGTCGAACAACTGGAACAAGGGCCAGAACGCCGACTTCTCGGCGGCGGTCCTGAAGGCGTTCTTGCAGGCGAGGAACTTCGCGTGATCGTGCAACAAACGGAAGTGATGCAGGTCACGTCGGGGCATCTAATCGCTGCGATCGGCGCGCTGGCCAGCGTGGTCGCGGTGCTCTGGTGGGCGATGCTCGCGTCGCACAAGAAGCAGAGCGACGAGCGCAACGAGCAGTTGAAGTGGCTCATGTCGAAGCACGATGCCACGGTCGCCGCGTTCCAGGCGTCGGTCGACGCGACGCGCGACTTCATGCGCCAGTCGCAGCACCGCGATGAGCGGATGACGGAAGCGATGGTGCTGATCTCGGATCGGACGGCCAAGATCCTTCGAGTGCTTGCCAAGGAAGATGACGAATGATGTGGGACGGTCGTGAGAGGCGTGCATCGCGCGGTTACGAGCGCGCGCTGGAGACTGGGTTCGCGGTGATGCTGATCGCGTTCCTCGTGCTGCTGGCGACGGCCACGATCTTCGACCTCGAACCGGTCGCGGCCATATTCATCGGAGCGCTCACGACGGCGTGGATGATCTGCGTCGAGCGAGCGCGGGCGTGGAAGGCCAAGCGTCGCGGTGAGATCGACGCCGCGTTCGTCGTGCCGGTGGCGCTGTCCTGCATCCTCGTCGCGGCCCTGGCCGAGCGCGCGTCGCGTGGCACGGAGGTCGTGACCGAGGCGCCGTCGTGGTCGATCGTGTCGCGCGGGTACGTCTGGGACCCTCCGCTCGCGGCCGCGGATCGGCACGTCGCGCTCCTGCGCGCGACGGAGGAGGAGTGACGTGCCGGGAGTAGTGACGACACAGATCCGCGAGGACTGCGGCAGCACGGAGTGCGTCGGGTTCGGCAAAGGGACGGAGCAAGAGGACCCCGGCTACATCGCCGGACTCGCGGCGCGCGACCTGAGCGAGAAGTTGGAGAAGGCCGGCTGCTCCGCGCGGGCGGCCGTGTGGGCCGAATGGGCAGCGGAACAAGGAGCCTGACCATGCAGAGCGCGTTCAAGCGTCTCTTCCAGTCCTCGACCTTCTGGTGCGGCGTGCTGGCGATCGTCGCCGTCGCGGCGCTGGAGAAGGCAGGGCTAGTCGTCGCGTGGCCGCTGGCGACCGTCGTCGTCGCCGGGTACGCGCTCAAGGAGGCCGCGCGCCACCGCGGGCACAA